AGAATCCATATCAGATTCAAATTTCGTAAAATAACATTCCATATTACTTCTAATCAATGCTCTTTCGTTTTTCCAAATCGGCAATCCTGTTGCTAGTTTTTGAATTTCTTGAATTGTAAGAGTAGTGCAATCTACTTGTGTGTTGTTAATTGTGTTCATAATTTTGATTTTATGACGATAAATCCGTCAATTACTTTAAATTCTCTGTTACCTAATTTGTATTTTTTTGCAATAAATTCTTTGTATTCGGCCAAACTTGCAAAGCCTTCAATGTTCCTTTTCTGAGTTTTTGTGTATTTCACATTCTTTTAAATAAAGGTCAATTAATGCTTTTGTACTTTTTAAATCCGCTTCAAACTGCCCCTTTTTGCGACATCGCATAATCCTTTTTATAAGGTCAAATTCGTAGCTGTTTAGATTTTGGTCCTCGCAAAATTTGTAAAGCGAACCGTTAGTGTTGTCGTAGTGTGCGGGGGTGTTTATTAGTAGCTTGAAGTCTTTTTCGTGTGAAATAATATAATCCCAACGACCATCTTCTGCAAGCAATTTTCCGTTTTCATTTGAAAAATATTTCTTACCTAAAATAAAAATTTCATTCCAACCTTTTGCATTTACACACTCATACCAATTTCCTTTTATAATTTCCATTTTTTTAAGTTTTTAATAAGTTTTTAAATTAACCCGCTAAATTAATATCCGGTGTTTTTTTTAGAATGTCAAATCGTCTGCCAAATCATTTTCGGCTTCTGAAATTTGCTCTTTTCTTGGAGGTGCAACTATATTTCCGTCCGTCCAAATTACTTGACCATTTGCCACGTATGTACGTTTTTCCTTGGCTTCACGCTGCTCTTTGGTTTGTGATAAATACATTGATACGTTTTGACCGTAATCGTTTGCCTCGTCTGAAATTGAAATTGTGTACTGCTTGTACTTTCCATCCTTACCCTTAATTCCTAAATTAATTAGTGCGCTCATAATATTCTATTTATTGGTTAATTTTAATTTTAATTCGTTTTTTAAAGGTTCGGTTCTCTTTTGCTCGGTTGTATTAAAGCCTTTCCAAGTTGTTCCAAGTTCTGCCAAATCTTTACAACCTATCAAATATTTTTCGTTTTGCTTTTGCTCTGCATTTAACGGCTTTGGTGGTTCAACTGCCTTTTGTCCATCGTCATCTGCACTTCCAACGCTTACAAAACTTTGCAATCCGTAACGTCTAGCGTAGCTTATGCCACTTCCTTGACTTTGTGCGTCGTTTATCTTTGAAAATATAATCTCGGTCAAAGATTCTATTTGCTCGCCTGATTCATGCATTAAAATCGTTCTAACATAGTTTTTTCCCTCGACCGTTGTGGTAGGTTGCAAAACTACAATACCATTGTTATTGAATGCTGGCAAAACCACTTCTAAAATACTGTTTAAATCAGCGTATTTGTTTTTAAAAAATGGATTTAATGCGGTTTTTTTTGGCGTTACCATTTCCATTTGTGCTTTTACCAATGCTGTTGCTAAATTTTTCATTATACTAAAATTTTATTGTGATTGAATCTTTTCTGGGAGTTGTAGAAACTTTTGGCACCTGATTGCCATAAGCATCAAACACATCTTGTTTTTGCGCTAGTTTTAACTGTTCAGTACGTGCGTCAAGGTCTGCCTTTATAGTTCGGTAAATTTCATCGTCTGAATAATTTACCGTGTTACCTCCATTTGTAGGCGTAAAGGTAACACCCATTAATTCGGTTTTTTCAGTTGGTAAATGATTCCGTAATTTAGAAACTGCGCTACTTACTACTTTTTGCAATCTTACTAGACTACAAGTCAATTCTAAAACTCCAACTTGACCGTTGTCTAATACGTTTTGCACTAAATTTTCGCCTGTTTTAATAGCTTCTTTTTTGGTAAACGTACTATCATACAATGTAGCCATATCTTCGGCTCTCATTTCAAAAAATTGTAATTTGCTCATAATCATTTGTTTTTATAATTTTCAAAAAAGTTATCTAAAATCTGTATTTCGTTTGGAGTTAATTCAGCATATGCCTTTCCGTTCACAAGCCATCTACCATTTACTAATTCTATCTTCATAAAGCTTTCATTTTAGCAGTTAATTTATCTATCTGATTTTGCAACACAATCTTTTCTGATTTTGGCATTTCTGATATTTTCTTAAGTACCATTTTATAACCCTGTTTTTTTTGCTTTTGTGAAAAGTCAGAATTAGTTGTAAAAGACTTTTCGCTAAACCAATCTTCGTAAAATTTAAAACTATCAAAACCATTGCCAATCCACAACTCATGAACGCTTCCTTTAATTGAAATCCTACAAACATTTTCGTTTGATTTGACTACTTCATAATTTCCCTCCACTACTGATATAACTAAGTAGCTCTTAAGAAATTCTACGCAATTAGTGTAGTTAAAATTTACCCTTGGGATGTTGTCGATATGTTCTTCTACAATTAGCGCATCTTGCCTATCTAATTGTAAATAAACGTCATCGAAATTCTTATCTCTCGGCGTTTCTTTTGCTGGCGAAATAAAGTCTAAATGTTCTGATTCCATAATATTAATATTTATTTGTTTTGACAAAAATACAAATTTTTTTATAATACGCAAACTTTTAATGCAGAATAATTAAAAATATATTTATTAGTACTATTTGTTTGCTTAATTGAAAATTATTATTATCTTTGATAAAAATAAAAAGACATGACATTTTTAGACTTATTATTAGTAAAGTACGGATCGCACGAAAAGTTAGCTAAAGCAGCAAACACTTCTAGGCAAGTAATCACTTATCAAAATCAAATTAAGTGCTTAAAACACCGTAATTCATACGGCATACAATTAATTTTAGACATTGGAGAAGACTTCGACGAGAGCTTTACTAATGAAGGTTTTAAATATTCTTTTAAGTTTATGAAATAACGTTTTGCGTGTATAAGAAGCGGCGGAATTTAACAACAAAATTAACTTGAAAGCAATGCAGTTGAATATAGCAAAAATGTTTCTAAATAGCACTAAACCCGCCATTTTTTATACAAGCTGTTATATGTTGTTTTTCTTTCCTAAATTATAAACAAAATGAAATATTTAATAAATAAATACAAAGGAAATATCGACTTTAAAAAGTCTAAATGTGAATGTTGTGGCGTGGAATACGAAACAAATATTAACAGAACAAGATGTTCTGAAAAATGCGAAAAAACAATGAAAATAAAAAGATATAAAGACAATATTTTGTTTCGTGTAAAATACTATAAATAAATAATGGTTAAAACATCTGTCGATATTTTCGGATTTGTTAAACGTGCTGTCTATTAAAATAGCATCTAACTAGTAGATATAAGCAAGTTTATCGTTTTTTAAAAAAGAATTAACCTTTAAACAAAAAAAGCCACTTAATTTGGGTGGCTTTTGTATTTAATATAAAAGTATAAAATTGGAATTATTAAAAGTAAAAGCCACCACAGCGAATAGTTTTCCCGCTGGGTTTCTTTTTTAATATTTTCAGTATTTTCTTTGATTTTTAAAGATACTTTACTTTGGGACTGCTGCAGTAATTTACTTTTATCGTTCTTAATTTGTTTTACTACCTCTTTTTTTGAATCGCTAAATCGGTCAACTTTTGCGTTTTGCCACGTTGTTGTAGTGGTTCCGTCCTTAGTGCTTTGCGTCTTAATTATAGGCTTGGAACTGTCGATAGGTTCTAGTTTTTCGCTCTCGTTTTTAGCCTCTATAAGGGCTTGTTTTTCTGTTTTAGTATCTACAAGCGTCTCAGTTTTAGTTGCCGTATCTGTGGCAAGTTCTGTTTGTTTGACCGTCTCAATTTTAGACTTGTTTGACTTTCGAGCACCACAACTAAACAATAGAAGTGATAGCGTAATTATTAGTAAATTTTTCATCTGTATATATCTTTAATTATTTCAGCATATTTAGAATGGCACTTAAAAAGTAACGCTTCTTTATTGTCGCCAAAAAAGGGCTCTAAAATTATGCACGGGGCGTGAATTGATTTTAAAAATAAACCACCTCTATCAGATTCAATCTTAGATTTTGCACCACGGGGAATTGTGCCATATTCTTGTACTATTCGTGCTGTAAACATTTCTGCAAAGCGTTGACCTTTTACACTCCCTTTCAAGTACAACGCCTCGCAACCGTTAGCGATAGCGTTAAATGAATTAAAATGAAGCTCTATAACTAAATCATATTGTTTAGCGTTTATTCGCTTAGACAGTTCAGCTATCTTTGTGGAATAACCACCCTTTGTATCTCTGAAATAGGTATTCCACCCCGTAAGTTTAGCAACTTCTGAATTATACGCAAACTCACTTTGTTTTAGCAAGTTGCTGTACGCGCCTTGTTCTATTTTGTCATGCCCCACTACTATTGCTACTTTCATTTTATTTATCTTTTAAATTATTATTATCAAAAAAACTAAAGAGTTTATCAATGTAAAAAAGCAAATAATTTCCGATTACTTCAATTAATTTACTAATAAAATCGCTTGACTTGTGCTGTTTTTTATCTAAAATAGACCTGCATGAGTTAAATATTGAAATACACTCGTTTAGTATCATTATCTTTATCACTGTCGTAACCATAAGCCTGAAATCTGCAAAGCCTAAGCCTCTAGCTGTTAACGCTAAAACCATGACAATTATAAGTAGTATTGACTTTTTAATTAAACCCGCCCAGAACGTCTCAATACTAAACTTCATCATTGGAAGAGCTACGCTTTTGTAAGCCCCTATAAGC